TCCTGTAATAATACACAATACGATTTTTTAGATTTATCATTTCTGTAAATAGTCGGTCGTTCATTTTTCATTTTCCTTTTTGAAAACTTAGCAGATACTCACATAGACAGATTATAAATATCCAAACTGTTAATATTATATAGCTACTCATTGTAATGTTTTAGTGTAGTCCACCAATCAAATACAAGGTCTGAGGCAGTTAATGAATCAAGTTGCCAGTCATTCATTACAGATGCTACTGCTTTAGTAATGGATATTTGCTTATTTTTACATACTTGCTCAAGATTCAGTAATATTTCATTTTTGATAAATTCACTCACCATAAGCCTCATCACATACTTTTTCATAAAACCATTCTGGATTATTATCTTGTAACTGAATGCATTCTTCTTCTGTTAATTCACGTGGGATGAGTAGGTTGTAAAATGCTTTACATATGTATGCATCGCAAAAATCTGGTGAATCTTTTAAGTCAATACCTTCAATCTCAATATCGTAAATTTCACTTATGTCAAAATTGACTTGCGGGTTACTTGTATTTTCTTTCATTATATCTGTTAATACTTCTTTAATGTGTTCCATTAGTTTGCTGGTATGTTTTGTTATGTCCGTTTTTACAAGGACGACACGCAACTCTTGTTTTTCCGTATGTCGGAAGATGTTTATATCTTAACACTGTACCAGTACATGATATTTCCCATACAGATTCACAATTCTCGCAATAATACAATGCGTATGTTTTGAGATTCGCCTGTCCTTTTTTAGCTTTTGGCTGTGTACTCAAATACCAAGTGTCCATATTATCTATATCGTATAGTTCTTCCATATATTCCTTTACATTTCAGGTGGGAAGGTCGGACATATAGGCACCCCTGACAGAGCCTACATATCCTAGTGTTCCCACCTTCGATGATTGCAATTTTTGAGACTTCAGTGCCAACCTTTTCATCTGCCATTACCTTTTTACTTTTTCCTTCCTCTCCACGAGTGGATCATTGGTTAGATAAAGTGCTTGGCAACCATTGCCTATGAGAAGTCTCAATTCTTTAATCACAGTTTTCATTTAGACAATCTGCGTTATTTAAAACATCGGTTTCAGTTACAGAAGACTTATTAACAGCTCTTTCCATATCTTCAATAGCTTTTGAACCATCTCTTATAGCATTATTTATTACAAGGAGTTGGTTACTTTCAGGATTTGTCTTATACAAAAATTCTGCCTGTTCTTTTAAATCATCAAGTGAATAGTACATTCATATCATATATTCTGTCCTTACAATCTCTTTAGTCTTTATTTCTATCATCCTTTTATCCTTTTCATTAAATCTAAAAATGTATCAAAAGGCATTAGGGCATACGTGTCTCCACGGTCTTCCCTGAATGCTACTATATCTGTATGCTCACATTTCAAAAACTTGGCAATAGACTTTCTACGTTTAGCCTGGACTGTATACTCCTCTATCTTACAATCAACTTCTTCATGTTCGCCCATGGCTCTACCATTGGATCCCCATGCACGTTGAGCCTGTAACCCCCACTCCTTAGCGAGGGTTACTAATTCATTTTCGAAACGATTACCTTTTTGTTTACTTGGACTACTCATAATTTTCCCAAATAAGGTTATTTGTTTTAATGGCTTTTATAATAAAATCTTCATCTTCTATGAAGTCTTTATCGTTTTCATACTCACAAAAAGAATCGTCAATGGAGTGAAATACGCCCCAGCTACCATCTTCGTAGTATTTTATATCCTTACTTGATTTTGCACCACCATTAAGCCTAATCCAAAAATCGGATGACTCAACAATCGCACATTCTTTCAAATGGTCTAATGTTTTAACTATGGTAGCCATCTATTCCACCTGTGTAATGTGAAGCTGAGTTCCATTGGTCCAATGCCTAAACCGAGATTTAAATGTTCTCCGTTCATGCTATGAAACCCCACAAACATATTCAGCAGAGTAAGGAATACTAAGCGCATCCCTACTCCTTCTTCACCGTTTTGAAATTGCATTCTTATTATATACTTCAAGAATAGTCTCCTACTGTTGGTACTAGCTTTTGTTTAAACAACATATGCTTTTTGTCAAATTCGAACATCATCTTCAGCTTACCGCCATCTCTGTTCTTTTCAGAATAGATCATCCTATCTGAATGGTTCTCATCACCATTAATGGTAAGAACTTTATCAGCTTTCTGAACAACGGTGCTTGTGCCTTTAGCAGAGTGAAGGTTCACAATACCATTCTTAGCAGCCTCTTTATTTACATGATGAACCGCCAAGACTATACAGTCTTGATTCGTTGCAATGTCTTTTAGTTTTATAATGATTTGATTCATTCTGTCAAACTCGTTATGGACATTTTTAACGTGCATTTCATCTGTAGTATCAACAACTACAATATGAGGACTTTGGTATGCTACTGTTTCTTGAAGCTTATCAATATCAGGAGACATATGACCAAAGTTGATATGGTCAAACATTGAATAAAGATTATCCACATTGTCTAATTCTGCATGATATTTCATTACTTCATCGTGCGTATAGCCTTGAACTATTTGACAAAACCTTTTATAGGTCATATGCCAGTTGTTCTCTAATGACAAATACATTATCTTATGATTTCTAAGCATTGCACAGAGATTGGATACATATGTGGATTTACCCATTCCGGTATCTCCCAATATGATAACCAATTCACCGGGCAGTACCCAGAAATTGTAATTAATGTTATATATATCTTTGAAATTGAATGCCTTTTCAGATATGCCTTTCTTCACAAATACAACAAACTTTTCAGCAAGAGTTTCAGCGCTTTCTAAAGCCATTGAATAGTCTTTACGTTTAAAGTAAATACATTTAGGATCACAGTGTTTTGACATTATTGCATCATCACACCAGTAATTGTATCCTTTTTCAAATTCACTTTTAGTTGTTGATATTGCTTCCTGTTCATTTCCAGACCATTGTGCCAATGTTCGAAGTACAACTTCTTGTGGAAGACCATTTCTTCTCATCCAAGCTGCGAGTCTCATCATTGAGTCATTTCTTTCTCCAGGAACAGGAGGTTTAGAGAGAACTGTTTGCATACAAGTAACTACTGTAGTAGGGTCAATGTCAAAAGCTGACCTTTTAATAGTAGCCGATTGAATCAGTTTATCGGATTTCAATTTCAGGTATTGTTTTAAGTATGGAGTTACATTCTTAAAATCGTATTTAGTAAAATCTATATCTGCGGGAATAGTAGATGCATATTTCTGAATCTCTTCAAAAGTCATCTTATTAAGTTCTTTTATTGTAAGCGGAATCTTAAATAAACCACTTTTTTTATTGTAGCTGAATGATGCTCTTATGAGTCTTGACCCATCGTATATAATATCACAATCGGGGAAAACATCTTGGAGTGTACTTTTTACAGAGAAGGGTAGAGTTATTGATGGAGTAAATCCAAACAAGTTCGGTAGAATAACATGAAATCCTGTACCACTAAACCATACTTGAATGTGCTCATCTTTAATACCTAAATCATCTTTCAATTCAGTATTAACAAAGAACCTTACAAAAGATAAAAAATCTTCATCAGATAAATTTTTCTTATCTAAATCCAGTATTATCTTTTCTATGTAGAAAGACCCTCTAAAGTTGCTAATAGAGTTTTTACCATTTAGGTGTCTTTTTATATCATCGTCAAATGTATACCAACTATGGTACAATTCATGCTGATCTTCTGAATTACCAATAAGATTAGGCAGATTTGAAACTTTATCTGCCCAACCCCTGTTAGTAATATGACCAGATGCTATTTCTACGTAGCGTTCTGTACTTCCCAAGTTTTCTCCTTTCCTCCTATATTCAATTCCTTTAAGGTGACACCAGAATTATTTAACATATATGTTTTTTCATTCTTAATGCCCCTGAACTTTCTCATTAAAGTATCGGGATTGAACATTTTACCATAAGTTTCACGAATCCATTGAGCAACATCTATCTGTATGTGGTGAGAACCAATAATGCTTTTATTGGGTATCTGAGAAAGCCATTCAACTATAAGGTCTTCACTATTCAGTGCTTTCCTTGGAGCGCTTTTAGAGACACCGACTTCATTAAATGGAAAAGCCATTATAAGTCAGGTGTACTGTCAGCTGATGGTTTACTTGCCCACATATTAGACAGTTTTTGAGTCGGACTAGCATTGTACTTCTTGGGCTTGTCTTTAAAAGACCGCCATTTATCTAGTAATACTTTTTTGCCTTCTTCTTCATTAGCAAACCAGAACCAAGTAGCTCTTTTAGGATTACCATTTTGGTTGGTGTCTGTAGTCTCATACTGCAAGATATAAACACTTCTACCAATACAGTCACTAATGCATTCATCACTTAAACCACTCTTATCGTCATTCATTGGAGATTTGCTTTCTATCCCAATCTTTTCCAATAAGTGTCTGATCTTCCATGATCCACCTCTTACAGGAGGTTCAGACTTACCTGAACCCCAATCACTGCTGACACCCTTATCTTTAGCGTGATTGCCATTCATGTAGAATGATGTGGGGTATTTAGAGTTAGGGTGATCGGGCGTATCACCTTTAACAAATATTGATATATCATAATCATATTTATTCTCAACATTTGCTACTTCAGTAATTAGTAATCTGTCTATATACACACCTTTTGGCCAATCTGATGCTCCATTAGGTACTGCACTTCCATTTTTAGATACAGTAAAACTCATTTGCTCTCCAGTTTGTTATTTAATTTAGTTTCTAAGGTTTCCAGCTCATGTGTTGTCATTTCACTTGCCATAAACTTATTTAACTCATTTCTTTTATCATCAGATACATCAACTGTATCCACTAACTTTTGAACAGAGTTAATTTTTGTTTTTGTTGGTTTCTTATTAAGACGAACTGCTTCACTAACATCGTTAATCACAATTTGAGCGTGATTTTCTGATATATCCCAACCGTCATCTTTGATTTCTTGGATACGTTTCTTATCAGCTGATGGACAATCCGTATTTCTTCTTAATTCATCCAGTTTACGTGTTTGTTTACCAGTTGCATTACCAATCTTTAACTCATGTCCTGTGAAATGCGTCTCTTTGGTATAATCAAGACCTTTAATATCTTCACCAAACCACAATTCTATACCAAATCCAGTAACGGCAGATACTGCTTTGGCTAAACATCTGCGTATTGAATTTTCTACTTGTGCAGAATCGGGGTCTACAACTGCTTGGTTTCGATTATCACGAATAGCTAATTCCATAGTACCTACGTGTTCATCGTTATTTGCATCTGTAATCCAAACATCTACTTTTACCATAGCCGTTTGGTTAGGTAAAACCATGTAAGGCAGCGTAAGTGTATTGCCACCTATAATTACATCATACTCCCTTGCTTTATATCTAGCATAAGGAAAGTTCCTTTTTACTTTATCCCAGGCTACTGCCCAAGACAAGTAATCAAACTTTCCTTTCTTCTCTACGAATTGCTTATACTCTTCGAGCCTAAGTACATCGTAGATATTCATTGATTCCATTTCATTCATACTTCTTTTTCCTTTTCCAGTTTATGAATTTTGTATTCAGCATCGTCTAATCTTTTTAATATTTCATGTAGGAAAATGCCAAAATAACTTCCATGAAAAGCCTTTAATACATAACCGTATTTAGGTTCATGGCAATCATCAACTTCTTTCGACGCATAGTATGCATCTGCTTCTTTCCAGTTATTTCTTTCTTCCATTTCTGCGTACATTGCTTTTACTTTTCCCATTAAATCTCCTAGGAGCAAGGGGGACTGAAACAAAGGAGGAATCCGTAATGTAATAAAATTCCAGCCCCCCATTTAAAATTATGCTTTTGCTATATCTAAGAATGCGTCCACCCATTGACGATTCATATTCATGTCGCTCTTCTTATGCCAGTAATGATCTGTACCCGCATTAAATAATGACCACATTGAGTCATCTTTTCTGCTAAGATAGTTATCCATTATCTTTCCAAAGTTATTTGGAGTCAACTTCTTGGGTGGCAACAGCTTTCTTAACTCAGATAAACTATGTTTTGTTACACCCATGTCGTAAATGGGCTCAATAGCAGTAACAAACTCTTTAAATCTGTCTATATTATCACCATTGGGGTCTGTATAAACATCAATCTGGTTATCGAGTTCATTCAAGTTATTATCCAAGTTCGAATCGTGCTTAAACTTGTAAAATGGAAAGAAACGATTTGTTGTCATACCATTTGTACAAATTTCTACAATAGCCATAAGCTGCATCCTAAATGAAATGCTTCTATCATAACTATTACTGAACATAGCACCGACGCGAATTGTACCGAGACTTCCTGATTCTTGAATCATATCAGACATATAAACAAGAGTGAATTGTTTACCGTTAAAATGCTCTTTTACAATTGTGTAACCTTGGCGATTTGAAAACCTATCACCGATTTCACGTACACGTTCATTGGGTAATAAACTGTATTCAGTTGAGTAGGCTACGTTCTTAATTGGTGACCAAATACCGTCTTGTTGGATTTCCGGTCTTGCTAAACCGGTGGCTATATCTTCATTTGTCAAAACAGGAACTGTTCTAACAGGTAAATAAGGGTCTATGTGTATCACAATATCTCCTTTATGAATGTTTGTAATGTTTTTATTCTATGTTTATGTGCTGGGTGTGGCTCTTTTAAAGCTTTTGCCAATCGTCTATTTCTGTCATCTTTCCAAGCATCAAGTAACTTGTCTGCAATATAACTACTAAGCTCAAATTCTTCAGTCAATGCAGTATGCAAAGCGGAATCATCCATTTCATTAGTATTATTTAAGTCATATAAATATGCAAAAGCATATTCAGACAAATTATCAATGAGTATATCTGTTTCATTCGTTGACATCAAATAATTGCTCCTGATTCTTATCGGATTGTATTTGTGCTTGTTCAATTATTTTATCAAGCTTCTGTGTTGATAAAATTGCTTTTTGTATTATATCTTGTTTGATTAAACTTTGGAATTGAGGATAATCTTTTGTGATTGTTTCGACAATCTCATCTATGTGAGTAAACATTGCTGTCCAATTATTTCTTAATTCATCTATGAGTAACAATATCTGGATCGTCCTGTGTGTATTTTTGAAGAATTTTCGAGTCTATACTTTCATCGGCATTATACCAATCTGCTATATCTAGTTGTTTGCCTTTATGTATACCGGTACAGGTAATAACTATCTCATAAGGGAAATAAATACCTTCACGTTCATCTTCGTATTCAGGTACTTCTCTTATAACTGTTGGTGATTGACAATAGGGGCATTTTGTGGAGTCTAATTTCATAGGTTTGATTACTTTCAGATTCTTAAAGAGTAGGCTTCTGGCGTCAGTATGCGGAAGGGGTAAGGAAGCGTGTGTAATTGCCAAAAGCCTATCTCAGTAAAGTTATAGAGTTATCATTCTATTATACGCATAACTGTACAGTTCTATTTGAGTTCGTATTTTGATGTCAAACTGCCTGTACATATATGGGTCTTTTATTGTTCTAGCAATCTTTACTGCTTTGTTGCTATTTATATCTCTTAAATATCCAGACAATTCTCGCTTAGTCATCATCCGTATTTTGATGATTTCTCCTGCGTAAGTTTTGCCTTTGATGAGTTTGCGCTGTAGGTCTACTTCAGTGGCATTGCACCACATTCCAAACTCTATAAGTTTGTTTCTAGTTTCTAAATTTAACGCATCCTTTATTAACATATAACCTCCCTTTAAGGTAAGCATACTGTACATAATTGTCCAGTACAAAATTAAATATTTGTAATGTTTGTAGTTTTATTTGTATAATTAATCAACTCTCATGGGGTATGGAGTATGTATAAAACAGAAATAATAAATTGGTTGAAGAAAACAGATATTCCTTTAACAACCATATCAAAAAAATCAGGAATCAGTCGCTCAACATTGTATAATTGGCTTAATGGATCGCCCGTTAGGAATCGCAATCTCGATAAATTAATAAATGTTTATAGCGAAGAAATTCAAATTGTAGGCAATATTAATTTAACTGAAAAGGATAGTCCAATGAACGTAGACGTTGAATACATAGTAGGTTTGCAAAAAGATAAGATTACATACTTAGAAAAAGAGCTTGCTGAAAAAAATGCTTTAATTAAACACAAGCCAAAAAACAAACCACAAACATTAGATGAAGTTAGTGATATGCTGAGTGACGCATCTAAGCGGTGGAATTGGGTTTTCTACAAAACAGATAAGCCGATGAGTTGCACCCGTAAAGGAATCTTAAGAAATGTGAATCCAGCATTATGTAAAATTCTTGGGTTTAATGAAGATGAGATGCTTGGAAAAAGTCTTTTAGAGTTTATTCATCCCGACGATCACGATGATGCTATTCAAGAAATCAACAAAAAAACGAGAGACATCACTTTGCGTGTTTTAAAATCTAATGGAAAATATTCTATGATGAACATCCAGGCACAAGAGTTTGGAGTGAATGGAAATGTATTTTCAGTTGGATTATTAACTTGTGTGAAAAAAGGATGCCCGGATTTATAGTTTGGAGTAAACCCTACTGCAGTTCTGCAGTTTCATATAAAACATAGGGGACGGAAAACATAAACCGCCCCCATTAGAATACAGCTCTTAAATAAGAACTTTAAGCACTATACAGTGCATTCTTGTCCAAGTAACAATGTTTTAAGGACAAGGTATCCCACTCTGCTTCCTTACTAGAGAAAATGCTCATGAAGGGGAATGGAGTGTTTTTTTGTATAGCATACTCTACAATATCAATTTTCTTACCTTTAGATATTGTATTTAGATTAGCCAAGGAGAAACAACTAAGTACATTAAGTTTAAACTCATCAGAATCTTTAGAATCCCATTCTTGCTTAAACCACTCCTTTAAAGTCATTACAGCAGTTATCGAATGATGCTTTGTTAACTTTCTGGCAAGTTTGTTTAAACTCTTGAATGATGCTTGATTCATAGACTCTATTACAAATGCTTTGTAAATAGCCTTCGCTAAATCACTTGAAGCATAATCTTTGTCAAGTAATTTGCGTATTCTATCGAGATTGTAACCATTCAAATGGTCGGGAACATCAATTTGGTTTAAAGTTAAACCTTGTGTTACTGTCCATTCTTCTATGATATTTGATGCATTGCCAGCATTATACAATGGCATACAACCTTTCTTTCGAGAAACATAGATTCGATTCTTAAGATAAGCTAAATAACCAGCAGACAAAATTCTACCGAACTTCTTAGTTTGACGATAGTATTTATCCCGTACTGGTTTATCAGACTTATCTTTTGATGAAGCTGATGACTTACTGCCACTTGCTACTTTAACAACTGGTTCATCCCATTTACCGTTCCAAGTAATAATGGAAGGAGTTTTGAGATACAAAGCCCTCAGAAGCTTAGGCATTATGGCACGACTACATCCATCATTCCAGCTATACATATCTTTATCAATTTTCAATTTATTGAATTTAATATGTGTTTCTTCGGGATAAACTTCTGTCCAGATAAACTTAATAAAGTCCATATCTGCACAATAGTCATTAAACTCTTCATCTTGGAAAAGAACTGGATTGGTTTTAACCTTATATCCATACTCTTTCTGTAGTTTTACGAATCGTTCTTCCGGTGTATCACCGTATTTATCTGTTTTAACATTAGTATCACAAAAGGTTACTACTTCTTCTCTTGGTAACTTATTTGAAGTTAGTCCAGGATACCCAAATAAATGAACTGGATAGGATTTATCAATAAAATGTTCAGTACAATATTCTTTTACTGTACATTTATTTTCTTTTGCAACCCACTCCAATGCCTCTTTCTGTAGACTTTTATGATGTTTAGCAAAGTCTCGCAAATGTGAAAGAAAACGATCTGGTGCATCATCAAATGTTTCAGGTTTTAATAATGCGGGTATTAGATTGCCAAATTCAATTCTACGGATAACATAATTACGTGAATGACCGAACTTGTCAGCTACTTCAGTAATAGTCATTTTAGTATCAACCATTGATTTAAAAGCCATTATCTCTTCATAGAGAGTCAAGTCTTTTCTCATAGTGTTTTCAGATACTTGTAGTTGAGTAAAGTCACCATTAGGTTCTGGTCTTTCATAGATGGCTGCTTTATCTAATGCCAGTTCTTTTAACGCTTCCAAACGTCTGTGTCCTGCAATTAAATAGTAATGGTCATCTACACGATATACAACCAACGGCTGAATTAAACCATTCTGGTCAATATCCTTTACTAACTCTTTAAAAGAGTCTTCCTTTTTATCTATTTTACTTCTAACATTTCCGTGTAGGCGAATGTCATTAATAGGTACGTTCATTCGTTTCCTTTTTGTTTTTTAATTAATGTATCACACTCTGTTAAACAGTAACGACAAGTCCCGACTATTGGTCCCATTGCAAATGGAGATTTCATTTTACCACAATAACACTTGTATTTTACTTTTTCATTCTTACTCATTTTATTCTGACTCCTTTAAAATTCAGCTTCAACACTGGCATATCCTTGGTCTTTTAATACTCTTCTGATTTTCATACCAAGTTCAAAGGTAGCAGCATATTCAATACCTTTTCTCCAAGTTTCATCATTTGTTTCATCATCATTTGAAGAAAGTGTATATCCTTTACGATTAACCTTTGATAACCAGTGTCTTGGTGAAATTCCAGTAGATTTAACACAGTCTTTGTATATTTCTTTTAATTTGTCTTCACAGACGGGAATATCTTGTTCATCCCAATACCAGTTAATGAATTGTGCTTTATCTTCGTTGCCACCAAAAATAGTTATATCATTACTTTCTTGAGTAGCAAACCAGAATTTGTGTTCTATATCTCCATAGACATATCTGCCCATATTATTTTGATTCCTTATCTTTTACAACTCTCCATTTAGTAGTTGCTAACCATCGACTAAATAAGTCTTTTGCATATACTTCAGCGAGTTTAAAGGTATCAAACCTTAATGCATTAGAATACCATTTAGGGTCTGTTCCTACTTTTACTTCTGCTTTATATTTCATTGCTTTTTATTCTCCTTTAAAGCCTTATACATCTTGGCGGTTAATTTCCTTGCTCTTTCTAATGCCCAAAAGGAAAGAGAATATCCATGAGCATCCAGTAATAAGTCGTGTAGAACTTCAACGGTTGCAATATCTCTATCAACAATATCCACTTTTCCCCGTTTTTTCATTTTAGTCATCCTTATTGTTCATGTTTTTTTATGATATTTAGAACATATTTATAAGCGTTAATTTCAGTAGAATCGTTAAGAGATTTAGCTTTCTTTAAATTCTTTTCAAGTACATTATTAAGAGCTTTAATTATAGAAGCAATTCTTCTCTTTTCTTTCTCTTTAGTCATTATTTCTCCTTTATATATCACAGGTCTTTAAATACGAGCGATATATGGGGTGTTTTAAGGGTTAATTGCCCCCATAACAGACAAATTATAAGATATTTGAAGTAAGGGTAGGTTATACACAAATATGTCCATTACGGGGGTATTTATTAGTTATTTGTTGTTTTATGATATTCATCCATAAGTTTGCCTTTTGGATAATTTTTATAAGGTTTATGTTCACAAAGGAAATCATAAAGCTTACCACATTCTTCTTCCCAATCGGTATTGGCGTTTTCTTTTATTCCGGCTATGGTCATTTCTAAATCAGCAATTTTAGAATTCATATTTAATACGGCAGTATGTATATTGCCTCTACCATATTCAATGACCGTTTTTTCAACAGTGTTAGTTTCATATTCTTTGAAATTATATTCTTTGGGGTTCATTTTATTGCTCCTTGGTTTATGTCTGAAAATTAATCCACAGGTGGACACCTACTAATCGGTTGCGAACTTCAATAGTATTGTTTCACACCTGTGGTATTGTACAACGATCAGCCCAGTTTTATCAGCTGTAAACGCCGAAAGGTACTGGGCAAACCTTAAAAGGGAAGATGCGGAGTTCCCTAATTGTTAAAGAAATCAACTAAGTCTGGATATAACAGTAGTCCTAAGAGTACCCAGACCAGTATTGCAAGTATGATATCCATTACCCAAATGCCTTGTCACGGGCTCTCGCCATTGCTTCAAATAGGTTAGGGTATTCAGATTTCCGTACTTCTATGACACTTTCAAATATAGTAGCAAAGTGCCAGTAATTACTGTTTTGTTTTAATAACCAAATCATAGTGTTGCTCCTTGTAAGTTTCGCATACTTTACATTAATGTCCAATATGCACGTTTTTATTCGCAGGGTTTAAAAGAACAGACGGAACAATGCCCGCCTGCTCTATGTAGATGACTATGCTTATCTCACAAGACCAGCCAAACGCTCTTTAAACCCCACTAATCCAATCTTGCGGGACTTTTCACGTTGCAGATTGATAGAGAACCCTGAACGTTCCTTGCCCTTTAAATCGTAAGAGTAGTCTGTGACCGTTACATCACCCTTCCAGTTAAGCATCTGTTTAATCTCATCCATATGTGAAGTAACATCAGGAACCTGTGATTCAAGGGCACAGAATGCACTTACAGATGTAGCGTTGTCAATTACCATTTGGATATGGTCATCGGTTAGGTCGTCAGTATGGACGGGTTCGAAGAGTGGTTCAAAGGCTTTCTTAAATGTATTATAAGCCGAGAATTTGATTGTGATTAAGTCCATGGTTAGAACTCCTTATTAGGTTAGTTAACTAGTTAACCGCATCATTTAAGAAATAATACGGGATATTCACCCAGGGCGGATGAATGGGTGCGGATAGGGTCTTGCAACACAAACACGTTTTTTCAACGTGTTGCGACCCTACCGCAACCCAAGAAGACGGGGGTAGGTACCCTATATATCCCACACACGCAGTCTACGTTAATTTTTCAAAAATGGGCTGTAGAGAATCGGAGTTACGCTAGTTTATCTTCGCTACATGAAATATGAAGAAACGCAGAAACTAGAGCGTTATGACCATAATACTGGCAAATTTGAAGTTGTAGAGACTTTAGATGATATATCTGTTTACCATATACTGAGTGTATTTAGTGCAGAAGAGAAGATTTACTTAAAGACTATTGAAACGGAGAAATGGATGAAGTACAAAGATGGAGTTCCACACATTGAATTTGATTAAAACTGCATGGATTATACTACTGTATATAAACTACTGTAATAAACACTACTGTTATATATATAACAGTAATATATACGGAACTGCTCCTTAAAGCAACTGTATTATTTATTATAGTATACTGTTATAACAGTAATGGACTTTATTACCAGAAAATTTAAGAAAAATAATTACCAAGATGTTACTTATCCTGTGTATTCCGAAGAAGAAGCAACTAATAGAGAAATACAATACAAGTCTTGGCGGAAATGTCAGGTAGGTGACTTTGGTATTAGTGACGATGGGTATGTTTCTGAGTGTATTTATCGTAAGCAGTACAAAACAGTAGAACAGGTAACATTTCCATTTGGGAGGCAGTGGCTGAATAAGTCAAAACTGGAGTATATACCCCATAGAAATGCGGGGCAGTATTCTCAGGTGGGTGTTCTTACATGGGATGAGCAAGAAGCGGGTAAAACTAGAACAAAGAACGCAGTAAAAGTTTATGCTGAAATGATGCTAGGCGGTCATTTGATTGACTGGAACCTTATTGGTAATGTTTACAGGAGCGATCAGGAACGCCCCGACCTTACTGCAAAGCGTTTATTCAAGAAAGAAAGGATACAGAGAATGTTGGATGAAGAAATACAAAAAGCCTTAAGTGACAGGAATATATCACAAGGTGATGTACTGGATATTATACTGGATGGCATTACTGTTGCTAAGACAAACGGGGACGCGTCGAACATTCTCAGGGGTGCGGAGCAATTTGTAAGGATTATGGATATGCTGCCTAAGAAATCTATGCAGACAGATATGGTTCAAATAGATATGACCAGTACCATCCTTGATAAAATAGCAACTGAAGAGAAGAAAAGCCTGAAAATGTCGCAAAAGAAGGAAATACCGCATGAAGAAGTCAAAGAAGCTTAAAAAACTAGTCGTAATAGAGTCTACTGACGAACAAAAGCTATTGACTTTCATGGACGTGCTTTCTGCCGTGGCTGAAGATATGGGCTTAAGTGTTAGTGATGGTGAAATACATAGATTAATGGGGTCTGATTACTGATGAAAAAGAAAAAACCAATAAAACCAAGTAAAAGAAAGAGAGCTACTCCTAAAAAGACCAAGAAAAAGGTATATGGATACTGATAAACAGCAGAAGGAGATACTCCAGAAGCTAAAACACGATATGGTGTTATTTGGTAAAGTCTGTATGCCGAATATGTTTGCAGTAAACTCCCCGAAATTCCATTATGAGATAGCAGAAAGACTGCTTAACCCCGATATAAAGCAAATGAACATAGTGGCGCCACGTGGACACGCCAAATCATCAATTATAGGGGGTATATTCCCATTATATCACCTTATGTACGGAAAAGGGCAGAAACTGATAATTTTGGTGTCTAGAACACAGGATCATGCGGTCAAGCTACTGGGTCTATTGAAAGACACTATGGATTTCTCTGAAACATTCCGTTCGTTGTATGGCTATTGGGGGTCTCACAGCGCAAAGATATGGTCTAAATCAGAAATAGAGTTAAAAGACGGGTCTATGATTATCTGCAAGGGTACGGGACAACAGATAAGGGGAATCAAGGTAGGGAACCAACGTCCTACGCTTATTATTGTAGATGACCCCGAAGACGAGAATAATACCAAAACAGCCGAAGCTATGGAAAATAACCTAAGATGGCTGCTACAAAGTGCAGTTCCATCGTTAGACCCCATGAAAGGGCGTATAGTTGTTATTGGTACACCTCAGCACCAAAGATGTCTGGTGGAGACGCTGAAAGATATGCACGGATGGGAAAATATGACCTTTAAGCCAGATTTTGAGAATAATATAGCATTATGGGAAGAATGGTGGAGTATTGAGAAATTACTGGAAAAGAAGAAGGAACTGGACTCTATTAACAGATTGTCTGTGTTCTATAGGGAATATGCTTGTGAAATAGTTGGTGATGAGGATCAATTGTTTAAAGCGGAAGATTTCAGGTTCTATGAGGGTGATTTCTACAGAAAAAATAATAAAAATTTTTTAAAGATTACATCATTGGATGGTTCACCTTGTGATGAGATAGTTCCCATAAATGTGTTTACGGGGGTTGATCCAGCATCAAGTGTTAAAAGAAGCGCTGACTATTCAGTAATCTACAATCTGGCTATTGATGACCAGGAACGAAGATTCTCACTTCCTTATTACAGAAAACACGCTACACCGTTAAATCTGGCAGAAGCTATTGTAAATAACTTCAGGAGGTACCGTTCAGAGAAGACAAGGATAGAATCTGTTGGTTATCAGGAAATGCTTCGTGAATATGTCATAAAACGCTCTAGGGAGGAAAATCTGTTCATTCCGGGTTTAAATATCAAGGAAAACCCACGAAACTCTAAAAGCAACAGACTAGAGTCACTTCAGCCCATATTTGCTAAAAGGCAGATGTTTATACATCAGAAACAACAAGAACTGATGGATGAGTTACTTTTGTTCCCTAGGGGAAAGCACGATGATATATTGGATGGCTTATACTATGCAAACAAGGGCTCATTCTCTCCTTACCATAAAGTAGACGATGTGCCGTTATTATCGAAGAGAAGATATAATATATTCAGTGATTGGCAATTAGTTTAATAAATGCTGTTGAGAATCGGGATTTCTCTTTAATAAACTCGCCCCCAGTTTCACTCCATAAATTTTAATGCCACACGAAAAACACCCAGAAGTAGCCAAATCAGAACGCCTATTAGATAACTACCACGAAGGTAGGGCAACATGGGCAACACAAGCCATGGAAGACGATGAGTTCCGTAATAACCAGCAATGGAAGACGGAACATAAAAACGTACTTGCCAAACGGTCTCAAGTCCCCATTGTGGACAATATCATATATCCGGCAGTAGAACAGGCAAAATCACTACTGACCGCAAATAAACCAAAATTTCAATCAGCAGGCAGGGATGACTCCGATAATAAGGTCGGTAGGCTCTTTTCAGATATAATGGCTTATATATGGGATATATCTAATGGAAACGTAGAGTTGAAACAAGTGGTGGATGATTACTATGTAAAGGGTATGGGAGTCTTACAAACCTATGTGGATGGTATGGCGGACTTTGGGAGAGGTGAAATCAAGATTAAGAATATTGACCCTCTTGATTTATATCTTGACCCCAATAGCAAAGACCCTTTCGCTAGGGACTCTGCCTGTATGATTGTGGCTAAACGAATTACAGAAGAGCAGATTAAAACTGTATTTCCGTCTGTGGTTGATAAAATAGACGATATGATGACTTGCTCAAGTAATAACAGGTATCCCGCCACATCTAGGGATGGATCAGAAGATCAGCAAGTCGGCCCCACTGAAGACAATGATGGCAATAACAGACATTATGAAATAATAGATAGATATGAAAAAGTAAAATTACCATACTTCCATATTCTTGATTCACTTACTGGTGAAGAGAATATTATGAATGAAGACGGATTTAATGAGTTCGCTGAAGAACCTGCAGTATTTATGGAAACTGCTCAAGGTGTACAGCCCGTAACTGACGATAAAGCAGTTATGGAGTTATTACAGATATATGAGTCCACAGGCGGTGTATATCACATGATGCCTGACCCTGCGACTGGGCAACCTACAATTATGCCAGGGGAAGAACATGAGGGGTCAATACCGGGTACTACAACTCGCATTACTCCTGTAACTAATGAGACTATGATAGAAGAAGGCGTTATCGTCTTAAATGAAGTAATGGTTGATAGGATTCAGCGAATAATGTCTATTGGCGGTTTAATGGTAGAACAATCAATTATGGATATAGATAACTATCCAATTGTTCCGCTAATGAATAGGCATAATAGAAATCCTTACCCTATGAGTGATGTACGCTTCGTAAAGCCTATACAGGAATATATCAATAAGCTAACATCTCTCATTATAGCCCATGCATCCAGTTCCACAAACACAAAGCTACTTATACCACGTGGGTCTATGGATAGAAAACAATTAGAAGAAGAATGGTCTAGAGCTGGAACTGGTGTAATCGAATATGACCCTGAATTAGGACAACCTATTGTAGCGGGTCCGATTCCACTGCCAAATGAATTATATAAGAATAAAGAAGATGCGAAATCAAGTATCTATCACATTTTAGGCATACACCCACTATCTCAGGGTGACCCTAGTGCTGCTCCGCAGACATACAAGGGAACTGTTGCCGTTGATGAATACGCCCAACGACGTATCAAATCAAAGTTGGATGACATAGATGAAATGCTGAATCAGGTAGCTCGTAGTGTGGTTCAGTTGATCCAACAGACTTATACAGATGAAAAGGTGATTCGCCTTATGAAACCAGACGGAAGAACAAGCGAAGCTACTCTGAATAGACCTATATACGATGATTTCACTGGTGAAATACTAGGAAGAGTAAATGACGTAACAATTGGTAGCTATGACCTAATTGTTGTAAGCGGTTCTACGATGCCGTCTAATCGTTGGGCAAGATTTGAATATTATATGCAACTCTATCAAGCTGGCATTATTGACCAAGTTGAGATACTGGAACAAACAGAAGTTGCCGATACAGAAGGTGTATTGGAAAGAACGGCTATTATCGGTCAACAGCAACAACAGATACAACAGTTGCAAGAAGAATTAAAACGTATCAAGGGCGATCTGCAAACGTCTGAACGTGAAAGCGTCCATGATAAGAAACGAGTTGAGATAGAAAAATTTAAACGTCAGTTGGGACGATCCAGTGACAAGACCGCTAAAGCAGTGGAATTGTTTGAGGCTCGGTTAGGAGATCAACTGAGTATGGAACGGGAAACGGAAGCTGAAACCCAAACACCGGTTGCTGTCGGATAGACAAATCGGATAGGAGAATAGCATGGAAGAACAAGTACAGAATATCGTTGCTGAGGAAACTACAAACGATGGTGCAGTTGAACAGACTGACGTATTAGAGCCATTTGACCCCTCTTTCAATCCAGAAAGCGGAATGTTTTTGGCTGATGAAGGTGCGGAACAAGCGCAACCTGTAGCAGAAGCTGTGGAAGAACCACAGGAAGAACGCTATGAATATTGGCAAAGTAAGTATGACCAAAAGGCGAGTGAGTACAACAGAATGGAAGAGAAGCTTAAGAGTTTAGAGAATGTGGCGCCTATCGCAAAGCATATCGAAGAGAACCCTTGGATTCTTGACAATGTTGCAAAATCACTCTCTGGTGATACCCAAGGGGTTTCCGGTAAAACCGAACCTCAAGGATCACCAAAGAAACCAGAACGTCCTAGTAAGCCAAGTAACTATGATCCATCGGAAGCCTACATGGACCCCGAATCATCTAGTTTCAAATACCGTGATGCTTTAGACGGTTATCGTGAGGACTTGGTTTCGTACCAAGAAGACATGGAAACACATCGTTTAGCACAAGCGGATAGGCAGTATGCACTGCAACAGAAACAACAACAGGAAGCAATGGCTCAACAACAACAACAAGCCATGCAGCGGAATCTACAGGAAGGATATGGGTATACACCTGAAAGAGCAAATGAGTTCATTCAGTATTACTCATCACCCGATAGTATATCCCTAGAAAACCTTGTTGCCTTAGATAGAATCAGGAATGCTCCAAGTACGGCTGAAGTGGAAACGAGGCAGAAAGCTACGATGATGAAGAATCGTCAGAATAGGGTGAATATGCCACCACCGGCAAGTGTCGGAGGCGGTGAAAATCAACCCCAGTATACTGAAGAGGATAATTTCAATCTTGGCTTGATGCAAAATAAAAGAACGGTTTAACTAAAAGATACCTTCATAAAGGTATCTAGGAGGGTAATAAAAAATGGCAAGTAATGCCAAAGTCCTCACTTCAAGTGGGGTTCTATATACGGATAGACGAGATTTTTACATTCGTCCAAACGTAGTTAAGGAGCTATGGACTGACGTTTCGCCTTTTACAACTGTGATTGCCAATCAAAATACTATTTCAGGTATGGCTGATCCGCAGTTTAAAATGTTTGAACATCGTAATCCATGGGTAACACAGTATGTCCGAACTTCATCTGCTCAGGCAGTAGCCGCAGATAATGCAGCAGACACGCTAAATCTAACTGCTAGTTCTATTGTTGGTCTTGAAGGTGAAGGTGGAAATACTTCATATGCTAGCCATATTGGGCTAATGTTTGAAGTGTGGGATGGTATAGTCCCAGGTTCAACAAAACGTGGTGTTGGAATTGTGACAAGTACCAGTGCTAATGCTTGGGTGGTTAAAAACGCAGGTGAAGCAAGTTGGACTACTCAATCTGGTGACTATTTGGTTATTGTTGGTAACGCATACGGTGAAGGTACCGTAGCCGGGACTGCATGGTCAGATGAACTGGCAGTAGTTTATAACCAGTGTCAGATATTCAAAACACCATTGCAGATCACAGGGACACTCCTTGCGGCTGCTTTACGTGGTGAATCATCTGAATTGGCTAGGCTTCGTGACCAGAAATCACAGGAACATAAGATTCAGAAAGAACGTGCATTCTTATTTGGTCGTTCACCGATCCATACAAGCGGTGCCTTTTCTGACGATGATCTAACAGATGCGAATAGCAATCAAGTGCGTACAACAATGGGTATTATCCCAGCAATTGAAAAACACGGTGCTGCATCTGGTGCAGATCAAAGTCGTTTCACCATAACAGAAGCATCATATTCATATAGTGATTTCGTGGACGATATGGAAAAGGTATTCCAGTATGTTCCCGAAGCGGGTGTGAAACGTGCTTTCTGTGGTGCAGGTGCTTTGAGTTACTGGTCTAAGATGGCTGGTTCTTCAGGTATGGCAGGTAACTCTGGTTGGACAGTAAACCTTGGCGACATGAAACGTGACTCTCTTGGTTTTAACTACAGAGTTCTTGAGACACCTCACGGTGCGTTGCAGTTGATTCCAACTCCGGCTCTACGTCAGGCATATAATAAGACTATGCTTATTGTATCGGATGAGAATCTGTTCCATGCTCAATACAGGGCGCCAAAGTTCCAAGCTAACATCTTAACAGATGATGCTTACGATGGTGTCAAGGATCAGTATATGTCTGATGAAGGTATTGGAGTAACGCTGATTGAAAGTCATAAACTCTTTGAAATTTCATAAAGGAGGTTAATTATGGCTAGACCTTATTTAGGCGGAACAAGTGGGGGAATCAAAAACCTCACTGCAAGTGCTACTTTACAAGAGGCCGATTCTGGAAAGACAATACTATTTACTCCACCATCAAGTGCGGGTGCTTTAGTGGTCACATTACCGGCAGCTTCAAACGTTGGGTTAGAGTTTACAATTATCCAAAAAAGTGCATACGATACTGCTGTATGTAAAGTTTTATCAGCAGATTCAAATAACTTTGTTGGAAATATTCATGCTCAAACTGGCGCAGGTGACAATTCAGCAGGTACTGATGATTTTATCCAATTCGGTTCCGCAACCATTGCGGGAGATATGGTGAAATTAGTATCGAATGGTACAAATTGGTATGTTGTTGGAAGTTCATCTAAGGTAACAACCAACGGAATAGCATTTGGTTAAAACAAATAACAATGGGGGAGTTTCGGCTCCCCCAGAGTTGTAAAGAATTATGACACAAACACAAATAATAGAACTGGTTCAACAACATCACCCCGAAATGGGCGAGACTCAGATCCGTTTATATCTGAATCGTGCATTGGACGAGTTCTGTAGAAAAACAAGAATTTTAAAAACTCTATATACGTTTCCTACAGTTGTTGATAAAAGATACTACAACTTGGATAGCGATATATTAGAAGTTACTCGGGTGGATTACGATAATTACGAAATACCGAGATTAAGCAATCCTCCTGAAAAAATAGATACGGATGTATAATGGCTGATGACGCTAGAACAAGTGCCTTAAAGCACGCTTGGTGGATAGAACGGGATGCTATTGCTATTGTTAAAAACTCAGCAACAGATAGCACAACTAGTCTTGTTTCCGTATCTGAAGTAAAAACAGTCAATGTCCATGCCGTTAAACTTGATGCTGATTTTGTAGCATCTGGAACTGGTACGGATATGACAGAATCCCCCAACATTCCCGCTGAGTTCCATGAAGCATTGGCTAATTATGCCATAGCTAAAGGTTATGAACTAAAGCCTGAATTAATAAGGCAAGCTGGATACTTCAGAAGTTTATTCAACGAAGATGTCAGGGAAGGTAAGAAGTACGCTAATAAGGGTCGGGATGGTACGGCTTACTATATTCAGGGGACCGACTATTAATGATTGAAATAAATAATAGCAATGGTGCATCGAGCAATGCGAATGGGACTTTAGCTAATGGGTCTAACATTATAACCTTGGATAGCACTGCGGATTTTCCAAGTACAGGCACTATTGTTTTTCTTGATTCATTGTCCCAGTTACAAAAATTAACATACACAGCAAACGATACGGGGACAAATAGACTTTCTGGTGCAGCATCTTCTTGGACGGGTACAGGAACAATACTAAATGACACTCTAGTGCATGAAACATCATATAACGCAATTGGCTCTACAGCATTTACTGAGGTAACTATAAGCTGATGCAAACCTTTCAAGTACAAATAGAAGATATGATTGGAACAACCGCATTTGACGATACTACGTTCATCACTACGGCTATTCAAGATGTAGGAGCAGAAATAGTCAAAGCAACTCCTTCCATGAAATTAATACCGCTTTCGAAAGAAGCTGATATTACGACTGATGGATTGACTGTATTGGATAAACGGGTCTTGGAGATACATAAGAGTAATAGACAGGCAAGACCAATACAGAGCAGTAGCGTTGCAAGCGCAAAGGATTCAGGGTCAATTCATTACGCTACCGCAAGAAATCCTATTTACTATTATTCAAGCAGTAAGGTCTATGTTGTTGTAGATGGTAGTGAAGCTACCGGTAATGTGGTTTATGTTCCCCTAGTCCCTACTTCTGATGGAAGCACTGCGATTGCCCATAGTTCAACTGCCATAGTGAACTTTCCACAAGAAGCTATACATATTTTAGTTACAGGTGCAGCAGCGAGATGTTTGCAACAATTATTGGCATTAAAAAATGAAAAATTAAAGGTATATATACAAACAGATGAAGATTCTGAATTAGCACAAGCTGAAATGCTTGAGATACAGGCTATTCAGGCACAAATAACTTTATTAGAAGGGAAGTACGCAAGTAGTCTAAAAGCTTTTATAGGAACAAATTAATCAATATGCCCATGAGAATACCCAAGCTCGGTAAGGCATAACTGGAGGAAACAAGATGGGAATGCAATCATATTCAGTAGTAGAATCAGGTAATGTAGGACTTGGACAAGTAGGTTCAGCCGTTTTAGATAATGGTGAATCCGGTGCAAGTCTTGGTACAGTAGTAGCGATTACAATGCTTGAAGATACTACCTTTACCACACTCACTCAATCCAATGCCACTATAACAGGCACAGGAACATCCACGCATGGAAACTCTATTGTTAATACAGACGTATTTCCAGCGGGAGTCACAATATACGGCAGTTGGAGTGCTGTAACTGTGAACGCTGGTCTTTGTATTATTTACTTAGGTTAGATTCATGCTTGGATTAGGCATATCTCTTGCCAAGGGTGCGTTTGCTAACATAGTTACTTATGTGAGAGATAACCTTAAGTTGTTTTTCAACTTCAAGGAGCATCAAGACAACCCAATCTCCCACGCCTCCACAGGCTCAACTTCGTTTGATGGTACGAATGATTATGTAGAATCTGGGTCTAACGTAGGAATTACTGGTGCTTCTGCAAAGTCTGGATGTGCTTGGATATATCCAACAGCAGTAGATGACCATGCAGTAATATTTGATTGGGGAGAAGCATCTGCAACAAAAGCAAATCAGTTTAAATTGTTTGAGGAGTCTGCTAATACTTGCAAACTTCGATTTGATGCAAATGGAACAAATGCAACAGGAACCACAGTATTTGCTGTAAACACTTGGTATCATGTAGCATTTACTTATGATGGTGATAAAATAAGAGTATATGTTAATGGCTCATTGGAAGATACAAGTTCAAGTATAACTTGTAATTCTACTGATTCACATTTAATCATTGGTAATGGACAACCAAGTAATAGTCAATGGTTTACAGGCTCCATCTGTAACGTAGGAATCTGGAGTCGTGCCTTATCCGCTTCTGAAGTACAAGGCATAATGTATAAGCAGTATAGCGATTTGGGTAGTGTAGATAAAACCAATTTAGTGTCTTGGTGGGGGCTTGATGTATACTACGATGATGCACACGGAAGTAATGATGGTACGAATAGTGGCAGTACACTTACCAATAGTGTATATGGAGACAACGCCCCACAGATACCGAGAATTTTAGATGTAGCCCAACCGAAACAAGCCGTGCAGTTGGCTGATGGGAGTACCAGTTTTGATGGTACTGATGATTATATCAGTCTTGGCACTGGTCTGGGTACTGCATTGGGTGATAATTATTCTAATCAACTTACTTTTTCCTGTTGGTTTAATTCAGCAAACACAAATAGTGATGACGGGATATTTAGCATAGGTGCTTATACTGGAAGTGGTGAAATTGATATAGATATAGAAGGCAACAAGATAATACTATATGTTGATGCAAATAGTTATAGAAATAAATGGGTATTTACAGATGCAAATACTTGGCATCACATGGCTATAATTTTTGATGGGGGTGATGCGAGTAATAATAAACTATATTTAGATGGTTCTGTTCAAACAAGTGATTCTGTTGCTGGTTCGTATAGTTCTGCTAATTTAGACCTAAATGGTCTTGAGTCAAGAATAGGGCAGTATAGTACTGGAAGTATGTACGAAGGCAAATTAGCCAACGTATCCATCCACTCATCCGCACTCACCCAATCTCAAGTCCAAGAATTAATGTTCACCGAGAAGTATGCTGGATTGTCAAGTGGCTTAAAGACCAATCTGGTATCTTGGTATGATTTGGGTGAAGCAGTAGAAAGCGATAATTTAATTTTAGACCAAGTTAATTCATCTTATTCATTCGGTAGTGAATTAATTAGTAATGGTGGTTTTGATTCTGATACTTCTGGTTGGAGTGTATCTAATGCTACGCTTGACAGCGTTTCATCTGGTCAATCTGGAAATTGTTTAGAAGTTACAAGAACTGGTAGCGACAATCAAAAGGCACATCAAACAGTTACTGTAACTGCTGGAAAAATATATAGAATAACTGGCTATGTTAAAAGTGGAACTTCTGGTAATGAAGAATTTAAACTTCAACTTCTTGATGGCTCAACAGTAACAGGCGTAACAACTGGAACATCAAGCAGTTCTTGGGTGCAGTATAGTGTATTTGGAATAGCATTAACAACTTCAATGAAACTTCAACTAATTAAAAACACATCAACTTCTGGTACAATGTTATTCGATACTATATCTTATAAAGAAGTAACAAGTGGTGGAAATATTGGAGTGGTCTACGGTGCAACCACCACCACAGGCTACACATCATCACCACACGGAGTAGTAGACCCGATTAACTATGGTACTATCAAATCTGGTACTGCGGTTAGTTTTGATGGGACTAATGATTATGTTGATTCTGGTTCAGCATTTCAATCTACATTCAGAGATTCGTTTTCAATATCAATGTGGGTTAATGCCACCGATGGACAAGAAGCCCAATATCGAGTGTTATTTGGTGCGAGAAATGCAGATGAGTCAGATTGGGTACAGGGCGATTTATATAATGGAACTATAAGGTTTGTATTTAAAGCAAATACAAATTCTGTGATAAGTGCATCATCGGCTGTTCTTTCAGATGGGATAACTGGATGGAAACATATTGTTTTTATAGCAGATGGAGTAAATATGATTACTTATTTAGATGGTTCTGCTATTAAGACTACATCAATGTCTGGCGTTACAATGTCTGAATATACTTCTGCTGATGAAATTTGGATTGGGGCAAGAGACCAAAATGATGTTGCTCAATTATTCTTTGCTGGCAAAATCTCAAACATAAAAATATTCAATTCTGCCTTAACCGAATCTGAAATCCAAGAGATGTATCTCAATCCTGAGCAGATACTACCTACAGGCGTTTCATCGAGTAATCTAAAACTATATCTCCCAATGAATGAAGGTGTTGGTGCTTATAACTATGATGGAAGCGGTAATCAGAATCACGGCACAATAACTGGTGCTACCTGGGTAAAAGCAGAAACCGACATAGCACAAGTAGGACTTGTGAGACAGAATAAGCCTATGGTGTTTGATGGGGTGGATGATTGTGTTACAAATAGCACGGATAATGTTGCAAGAGATGCGACTTATTCGTGGTGGTCAAAATCAACAAAAACGACTGCTAATACTGTGTTTGGTCACGGTGGTGCCGCCAAGGCTTTTCATTTAAACTTTTCTGCGAATAAACCTTTATTATATTTGGCTGGTGCAGGTTTCAGATATTGGGTTGATAATTCAGCACAAGATGATGGAAACTGGCATCACTATGCTCTTATTGTTGATGTAAGTGACCTTGCAAGTTGTAAACTATATATTGATGCTACTGAAATATCCACAGATACAACAAACAGCACAGACCCAGCAGATTCCTATGGAGAAGGGCTTACTATTGGAAGGCAAGCGGCGGCATCTGGTACAGCATTTGATGGTATAATTAATGAATTTGCAGTTTGGGATACTCACCTAACCGCATCAGAAATAACTGCTCTCTACAATTCAGGCACACCATTAGATGCTACTGCTGATAGTGGTAACTACGCCAGTTCTGGTGACCTACAAGGATATTGGCGTAATGATAATGATACCACTTGGACGGATAGAAGCACTAATTCAAACAATGGCACAGCATCTGGCTCACCAGCATCAATCGTACTCACGGAAGGTCTTACAAGTGGTAGAGATTCGCAAGGATTCTATCTTACCAATACAGACGAGAATGTGCTTACGCTGAATGGTGCTGAATATGTGGAAGTGCCAGATTCGGATGTATTGAGTTTTGGTGATGGAACTGATGATAGACCGTTTAGTATTGAAGCGTGGGTGAAGGC